TGATTTTATTGTTAGTTTTTATACTAATAGAAAAAAGCCGACAGTTGGTCACAATGACACCTACTTCAAAAAAGAAGCTTCTAATGCCGACTTTGATAAAGCAATTATACCACAAAAAGAAGAAAAACAAAAAGGACTTTTAGCGAGAGTTGCAGAACAAAAAAGATTAGAGGGATTGCCAGAAAAAGGCAGAAAAGTATATCATCCATTAAGAGAGCGAGAGTATTACTTAGGAGATAGTGGAACTGTTTACTTTAAGCGAGGCAATGGAACATATAGAGAAATGCCTAATGAAGAGATACGAAACGACATACATACGATAGCAAAAATAGGAACAAATAAATTTAAAGCTCAAAGACTAGAACAAGATGCAGAGTTTAATAAATCTTTTAAACAAACAGAAATAACACAAAAAGAAGATAGTTATAAAATGGAACATACAGCACCAACAGCAGACGAGGTAAACTCACGAGCAGATGATGTTACAAACTCTTTTAGTGATGATATTTATTCAAAAGATGCTCAAAGACTTCACGGACACGGAAGTCCTAAAATGGATAAAGAGAGCATAGAAGTTATAAACAAGGTAAAAAATAATCCAGATGCAGAGGTTACGATTTATAGGGCAATTCCAAAGGATGTTGATGCAGGAATAAACTCTAAAGATTGGGTAACAATTAGCAAGGAATATGCTAAAACTCACGGAGAAAATGTACTTAATGGAAACTATAAAATCGTAGAAAAAAAAGTAAAAGCTAAAGATTTATGGACTGATGGAAACTCAATACACGAATGGGGATATGACCCACATACAAAACCTACTAAACTTATGGCAAATGGTATGCACTCAATGGCAGGAGGTTTTGCAGGTGGTACAGACAGCCTTATAAATCAGAGAGATTATAACGGTGACGGAAAATATGATTATAAAGATTTACTTGCAGGAGTTGTAGCAGGAACGATAAGTATAAATGCACTCAAAAAAGCAGCACCTAAACTCTTTGAAGAAGAAGCAGGCGGATTTAAAGCAGGGCTATTCGCAGGAAGCAAAGCAAAAGGTTTTAAAGAGGCAGAGAAAGCAGGAAAAAAATTCGAGGGTAAATATGATACTTTGGAGCGGTTTGAGATAGATGATAGTAAAGCAAATATAAAAGCAACAGCCAAAGAGTTAAATAGTATAAAGAGGGAAAGACTTAACAAACAAGCCGATGATATTAGAGAACAATATGAAAGCGGAGCATTTAGCGAAAAGGAAGCATTAGAACTTCTTGATAAAAATTTCTTAGAGTTACCAAAAGGAAACAATGGAGCTTTTAACCTAAGTGATGTACTAGACCACAAAGAACTATACGACAATTATCCTACTTTATTTGACGCTAAATTAACTTTTACAGATATGCCAAAAGGTGCGAATGGCTATTATGATGCGAAAGCTAACGAAATAGTTTTAAATTCAGCGATGAATAAAGAAGATATAAAATCTTCACTACTCCACGAGATACAACATGCTATTCAAAATAAAGAGGGCTTTGCACGAGGTGGTTCGGCACAAGAATTTTACAATGATGCAAAAAGTAAAATAGATTTACTTAAATATGAGTTAGAATTTGAGCCAGACGATTTTATAAGAGATAAAAAATTAAAACAACTTAGTGAGATAGAAACAGCTTATAAAAATGGTGGGAAAGAAGAAGCATTTAAAAAATATCAAAGATTATCAGGAGAGATAGAGGCTAGAGATGTTCAAGCGAGAATGAATTATACACCAGAACAAAGAGAAAAAATTGCACCTTATAGTAGTGAAAATATCGCACCAGAAGATGCAATAAATAAATTTAGGCCAGATGATAGTTTAGCTAATGGAATGATGAATAGCGAAGAAAAACCATTTAAAGAAAAAGTAAAAGAAGCTAAGAAAAAAGAACTTAAAGGAAATATGGTCGATAGAGCTATAAATAAAGGTGTAAAAGCAGTTGCTAAAGGTATAGACGATTTAAGTGATAATAAAATAAGTGGAGTATATAAAGATTTAAAAGAAAAAGAGATAGTGGATAATATCATAGGTCATAAGATTTATGAGAAAAAAGATTATATGAAGTGGCGAGATGATGCACTAAGAGAGAGAAGTTCCAGAGGGTTAGAACTTGAAAGTTTACACAAGCAGTTATCAGAGTTACCACAAGACACTAGAGTAGGACTCTACGACTATATGACTGGCAATAAAAATGTAAATATTAGTGATGGGGTTAAAAAATTAGGCGATAAGTATATAAAAGATATTGACGATAGAGGTAAACAGCTAGTTGATGATGGAATATTATCACAAGAAGCATTTAACAGATGGAAAGGTGCTTATTTAAAAAGAAGATACGCATCTAAAATGGGAAGTGCAAAAAATGCTTTTTATGCAGTAAAAGGCAAAACAGTAAATCCGATAATAGCAAGAGGTAAACATTGGAAAGGTACACAGTCAGAGTATGAAAAACTACTTAAAAATAATGAAATAGGAAATTTTACAGATGGGAAGATAGAAGCCAAAGAGTTACCGAATGGAAAATTTGAGTTTAGCAGAGATTGGACACCAGAAGAGCGTAAAAATATGGGAGAGATAAAAGATGCTGCATTTTCTATTCCTGATACTCTTTCACATCTTGATGAGATGGTAGCTCACGCAAAATTATTAAAAAGAGTTGCAGGTAAATATGTTTTAAGCCCTAAAGAGATAGAGAATTATACACCTAAGCAGATAGAAAATGCAGGTTATATAAAACTAAGCGGGGAGAAGTACGGAGCATTAGATGGACAATATGTAGAAAGAAGTGTAGCAAATGATATTCAAGAATTAGATACTCAAATAAATGGAACTGATAGCTCGGTAAAAGAAGCAATATCTGAATATATGAAATGGTATAAATCTATACATACTATTTATAATCCAAAAACTCACTTTAACAATATAATGAGTAATCTTGTAGGTTTTGCATTTATGGAGGGAAGAGGTTTAAAAACTCTTAAAACAGTTGCACCAGAAGTTGGAAAAGGTTTTTTTCCTAAAGCAGTAACGACAAAAGCAAAATCAGAAGCATTAATTGCTTTAAATGCTAAGAAAATGGTAGGAACAGCAACAGAAGAAGAGTTAGAAAAATTAGCTAAATTAGAAGTTGATAATGATGTTAAATTATGGACGGAAGCTAAAAAAGACGGTTTATTCGGTGGAAATAAACTTAATGATACGCTTAACTCTTATATGAAGCCAACAATAAAAAAAGTAGATGGGTTAGGAAGTAAGATACAAAAAAAAGCAGAGGATGTTTATAGCTTTGAAGATGATATTGTAAGGTTTGCATTATATAAACAGTTTAAGGAAGAGGGTCACGACTCAATTAATGCCATTAGAGAGATAGGTAAGATAATACCAGACTATTCAAAACCTATGAGTAAAGTTGCTAACTGGCTAAGAAGATATGGAGTAGCCCCATTTATAGCATTTCCTTATTATTCAACACCTATTATGATGAGACAAATTGCAGAAAGACCAACTAGACCTATGACTTTGGCTGCAATGATATATGGACTTTATCAAGCACAAGGAATGAATATGTTTGATGAAAAAGATGCACCAGAAAGATTTAGAAAGTCTTATGCTCCATTTATGAAAAGTGGAGACAATGTTTATGGAGTTAAATATGATAGATGGCTACCACACTTAGACTTAATGAAGATATATAAGATGCCAATAGATACTTTATGGGGAGGAAATCCTTATATATCTTTAGGTGGTGCTATTACAGGTCTTGCAGACGACAACGGAGGTTATAGTCCTTACTTTGGTGGAAAGATTACACACAGAAAAGGTGTTAAAGGCAAATTAGATATTTTAGGCAGTTTAGCTAGTGGATTTATTACTCCAGACATAGTAGATAGTGGAATAAGCCTTATATCCTCTTTGGCAAGAAGTGAAAAAGCACGAAGAAGTCATAAAGTCTATAATCCAAAAAATACCCCTCAAAATATTTTAAACACTTTAGGATTAAACACAGCAAGTTTTAGAAAAAGTGAACAAAGAAAAAAAATAAGAAGAGAAAAACTAAAATAGCATTATTTTAAAGTGATGTTTTTAATATAATAAAAATAAAAGTTTAGGGTAATTATGGAAAACAGAATAATAGTAATTGAAAGCAAGATTATAGAACTTGAAAAAATCAAAAATGAGTTTTATGATATTAAAGATTCAGTTACAAGAATGGAGATGGTAGATAAAAATATCTATGATAAGCTTGAAATGATTGATAAAACAATGATTTCTCACAAAGATAATTTTGTACAGCATGATAAAAATGAGATGGAAAAATACGGAAGTATAGATAATAGACTTTTAAAAATTGAAAGAATTATGTATATGGGAATGGGTGCATTAGTTGTTATTGAATTATTATCAAAAATGCACTTATTATCTTTAGGAAATTAAAAATGGGATTATTAGATTTTAATTTAAGTGATATTGGGAATATTTTAACAAGTGCAAGAGAAGCGATAACTGGTGAAAAGATAAAAGACCCAACAGAACTGGCAAAACTTGACTTACAGTTGCAACAACTTCAAAATGATTTAACAAAAGGACAGTTGAAAATAAATGAAGAAGAGGCAAAAAGTCCTATGTTATTCGTTGCAGGATGGAGACCTGCCGTTGGATGGGTGGGTGTTATATCTTTATTTTTTATGTATGTTCCAAAAGCTATTGTTATGACTTTAGTATGGTGTTATACAGTTTATTTAACATACCATCCAGAGATAATTGCAGAAGTTCCAGATTTACCAAAATTTCCTGATATGGGAAATGCTGACATTTTAGGTTTGTTAATGTCAATTTTAGGAGTGGGAGCTATGAGAAGTTTTGATAAAAAAAACAAAGTAGATACAAAGGATATTAAATAATGTATGATAAATTATTAGAAGAGTTAAAAAAGGATGAAGATTTTATAGGTATGCCTTATGATGATAATTTAGGAATACCCACTATTGGATATGGAACTAAATTACCTCTTGATAAAACAGAAGCTACATTACTACTTGAAAAAAGATTTAATGATACGCTTATAGAAGTTAAAAATAATGTTAGTTTTTTTGATGAACTTGCAGAAGATGCACAAGAAGTTATTTTGAATATGTCATATAATATGGGAGTTCCAAGAATTATGAAATTTAAAAAAATGTTTGCAGCACTAGAAGAAGAAGATTATAAAGAAGCATCAAAAGAGATGATAAATAGTAAGTGGTATTATCAAGTAGGAAACAGAGCTAAAAGACTTGTAGAAAAAATGAGTAAGGCATCATAAATTCACTGTGTCCATATTGTGACTAAGTACATAGTATATGTGCCACAATTTATGATATAATCCCCTAAAAAAGGGCTATGAGCAACTCGGCTTAGCTTGTACCTAACTACTTCAAAAGTGCCTTATATAGGCTATTACAGAGCATCTTTATTTCGTACTGTGTCTATATTGTGTCTAAAAAGTGCAAAGTTTGACCCTAAATCAATATTTTTACTTTCTATAACACTAGCATAATGAGTAAGTGTAACTTTAGGGCTAGAGTGTCCTAATAGACCCGATAGCTCATTTATACTAACTATGCTTTCTTGAAGCATTAAAGTTGCAAAAGTATGCCGTGATGCGTAGAGTTTATGTTTTTTAACACCTGCATCTTTACAAACATTACTCCACATAAACCTTAGTTTCCTAGCATCATCAATATTTCCAAATAGATATAAGTTGTCTTTAGGCTGTATTGACTTAGCTAATTCATACATATAAGCATTATAAGGCACATTTCTTTTAGCATTGTAGTTCTTACCATCCCCAACAATTCCAAGTGTTCTAGTTCGCTTTAAATGAATATAACCATCATTTTTGAAATCAGATAATTGTAAGCCTAGAATTTCACCAGTACGCATACCAGTATTAAATGCTATTTCAAGATAAGCTTTCATTACACCGTTTGCAACATTTAACAACTTTTCTACTTCTTCACGAGTGTAGTATTCAATTTTAGTTTTTTTGTTTTGTGGAAATCTAATATTAATTGCAGGGTTAGTAGGTATAACTCCATCATCAACTGCTAATTCAAATATTTCTTTAACACAACTTTTATACTTATTTCGTGATACATTTTTTATATTAAGTGATATTAAATATTCTTTAATATCAAGTCTTGTAATAGTATCAATATTTCTACCTTTGAAGTATTCAATTACTCTTTTGTAATATCCAACTGCTGTAAAGTAGCTTCTATTTATACTTTTCTGTTTTAAAAATATACTGCCGTAGTATTCAAAACTTTTAGGCTTTTGTTTGTATATTTCACCTGTTGCAATTTTTCTCATTAATTGAGGTATAATCTCTTTTTCAACAAGTTTGATATTTTCTTTTGTATATTCAAGCCCTGTTGATTTACGATGTCTTATTTTATCGACAAAGTAAGTAATCCAAATTTTAGTACCTCTTTTATAATGTGATGCCATTTTTTTACCACTCCTTTTTAGAGTGGCACATATACTATGAGATAACATCATAACACCTTTAAATTAAAAATCTTTCTATAATAGGATTTTCATTATGATTTTCTTTTTTAGTTGTTAAGAGTTTTCGCATCTCATCAACATTAAATCTTTTTAAATTTCCAACATAAATATAATGCACTCCCTCTTTAAAATCATTTGAAAAATGTTTTTTTATGTAGTTTGTGCTTATATCAAACATTTTAGCTATGCTTGTTAAGGATTTATACATATTAACTTTCCTTTAAATCACTTCAATAAAACAACAATTACACCACCATCGACCATGTAATTTAAAAGCCCCTAAATCTCCACATTCACATTTATTCATACAACAATCCTATAAATAAACCCATCCCCACCACTTTTTCGTAAGAGATGGAGTTCAATTTTTGCTGTTTCAATATCATCAATAAACTGTTTAAATCTTTGACCAAAATTCTCTTTTCCATACAATAGCCATTTAATCTGTTTCATTTAGAAGTTCCTTATTTTCGTAAATGTTACCGATAACTTCAAACACGTTTCCATAATCTCTAATTAACCTTTCTGCTAAAAAACATCTATTATCTGACGGTTCTAATTCTTCTTTCTCAAACCCATCAAAATAGCTTTCACAAACAAATGCTCCGTTTAAGAATGTAACAACTCCTATATGATTATCTGCATCATCATAAAAAATATCCCCCTCATAAATCTCAACACCTGCTTTGTCTTTTAAGCCTGTGTATTGCAAGATTGTTAAATCATCGCTTATCAAATTCATGTAGTCTTTGTGATTTCTAAAAAGTGTTCCATTTGAAAACACACACTCGTCTTCATTAATAAACTCTTCATACTCTTCATCCCATACTTTAAATTTAATCTCTCTACTCACAATTTAATCCCCCATCTCACTATTAGATGTACCGTCAGCATTAACACCATCTAGTAAATCCATATTAGGCTTATAAGGTTTTACTTCTCCAGTTTCTTGATTTATTGTTTCATAGTTTATTTCTACATCAACACCATCTAGTAAATCTTTTTCTTGTTTAGGTGCAGGAGATTTTTTTACTTTTGTTTTTTTAGGTTTTACATCTTCAATTTCTGCATCTTTAACAATCATTTTGTTTAAATCTACTGTATCATTATTCGTAGGTACTGATGTTTCAATAATATGTGTATCTTCAATCTCTTCAACTGTTTGCATACCAAATTTTACTTCTGGAAAAAACTCATTAATGAAGCTTGATTGACTTCTTTTTCTAAGCATCAATTCTGGCATTGTTAGCCACTTACTACCTTTTTTAGATAACAGCCCCTCTTTTTTTGCAATCTCCATTGTATAGGTCATACCGACTAATTTTTCGCCAGTCTCAGCATCAATAGCATAAGAGTAAGCACTCTGTTTATCGTCACTTATAACTGTAACCAAGCTGCCTTTTATGCTACCGCTAGTGTTTAGTCCTGCAACCAAGTAGCTTGTTGAAAAAGATGGTTTGTTGTAAATAATATAGATGCTTTGTGCTATTTCCATAACACTAACATTCCTACGGCTAGCCAAATCATAGATAATTACTGCACTTGCAACATCTCCCTTTAAATTATCTGGGAAAAATGCACTTTTACTTAGTGCCATAGCTCTACGCTGTTCAAGTTCAAATCTTTTTACTTCTAACTCTAAAAGTCTCTCTTCTTTATCTAAATTTACTAATGCACCCATTTTAAACACCTCTTCTTTTTTCAAGCCACCATTCAGGGTAGTTTGTAGTTTTAATCACATTGACGACATTATCTTTTTTATAACTCTTCCAAGTTTCAAGCAATTCGCTATAAATTGCACGACCCTCTTCAATACCCACAAATTCCATCTCTTGAACACTAACCATGTAAGGCTTAGTAGTTTCAACAAGTATAAAAACAAATCTTTCAGCTCTATAACCAAGTGAGCTTATAACATCTGTATAAAAAGCCGACTGTGTACCATAGCCATACTCTAAGATAGACTTTTTAAAGTCTTTAATACTCTTAGTTGTTTTCAAATCAATAACAACACCTGCACTCTCTATGTAATAATCAGCTTTACACTTTACAGGAACATTATCAAACTCACTAAAAAATGCTCTTTCAGCTAATCCGCCTTGAAGTAATCCACCCGCAATGGCTTTAACATTTCGTGCCATTTTTACAACCTGCTCAAATAAATCTTTAGATAAAACTTCTCTATCTCCTACACTATCAAGCCATTTAGTTTTAGCCTCTTTATAAAGCTTTGTGTTTTTGTTTAAGTCCGCACCCTCAAAGTCTTCTATAATAAAATCATCATTAAAAGTTTCAGGCTCTAAAACTAACTTATGAACAGCACTACCGAGTGTTAATGATGTACTTTCTAGTTTAAAAAGTTCCTTATTTTCATAGTGTAAAACACTCTCTTTTAGCAATCTGAAATCACTATTTGATAAAGCATCAACCGCAAAATATTCTTTATCACTCATCTTATTTATTATTTTAGGAATTGCACTCATTTTTTCATCTCCTTAAATTGTTTTCTAAAATTCTTAACTGCATTTTCATAGTACACAGCATCTTTTTGCAAATTATTCATTTTCTCCCCATTTTCTATTATATGAAGTATAAACATCCACGATTATAATCACAGATGCAGCACATACAATCAAAATAATTATTAAGCTACTCATAAAACACCTCATGCACTCAAATCAAGTGTATAAGTTGAAAAGCTATCAAGTTCAAGAGAAGCTATTTTCGCACTTTTCAAGTCTAGTTTATATTTTAAATCTTCAATGACTTTATTTTGCATTTTCAATTTTCGTTCAAGTTTATTTTTATCAATCATGTATCTCTGTAAATCAATAGCTTTAATTGTTACTGTTTCGTCTTCCTTACAGAAGTGGGCTAAAAATTCATCTTCATTTTTAAAATTAATCATTTTTTAACTCCTTAACCATTTTTCCAAACTCTGCAACGGTTATTTTCTCATCAAATTCTAAAGCTATTTTTAAAAGCTTATTTATTCTTTTTATACTCATAATTTTGTACCTCTTTTGTATTGATTTAGCCGACTGCCATCGGCAACTATTCCTTTTAAGCACGAGGGCTTATATAACCATATAAAAGGCTAGTTCTCTACCTATTTGTAACGTGCGAAATTTAAAAAAGGAGGTGGTGAACGACTTTATTATATGGTTATATAAACTCTTTTGTCCGTTTTATACTAGACACAAGCTAGTGAGCCACAAGATGCAGGGCTTCCGATTTAGCGACAATATAAACAATTCCAACAAGCAAAGAGACTTAACGCATAAGCACACTCTTACTTCATTCTTCATAATCGAACTTGTTAGAACTCAAAGCGAAGCCAACTTTTAAAAGCTGTTTTTCGTTTTGTTAAGAGAATTGTAAGATATACTTACTTAATTATAGTTTAAATATGTAAGATATTCTTACTTTATGCTATAATTCTTTTTAAAATTAACAAAAAGGTATAATTATGAGTTTAGGTATAATTAGGAAAAAAGGAAATAGCAGTATGGAAAAGATAGTTGATATAAAAAGGATTGTTGTTTTATGTAAAAACTGTAAAAGTGAGCTACGATTTAATATTGATGCACCATTTAGTTATAGAAGAGTTACAGCTTGTGCAGTATGTGGAAGTAGCTACGGAATAGACCCAGAAGATGATACAATTATTCGTATGCAGGAGCTTATAGAAAGTGTTAAGAAAGTAAAGGGTGCTGAATTTTCTTTTTTATGTGATGAGGAGTAGGATATGAAAGTTTTATTAGTATTGTTTGTTTTGTATAGTAGTTTGTTTGGTATAGATATTTATGAAAATTACAGAGCTGTTACAAAAGGAGGTAAAATAGATGAGATTTTAGATGTAAATATCAAAAATTGTAACCAGAATGAAAATCTTTTAAAATGTGAGGCAAAAGGGTTATATCAATATCCAAACTATAAAGAAGAGAAAAAAACTGATTTTACTAAAGAGCAATTTTCAGGTGTAAAAATATATTTTACTATTAATGTTAATACATTAAGATTTACTGCAAAACAGTATCATATAGCAGGAACAGGAAACGATGAAGATAGTGGAGATTGGAATTCAACTTTTAAAGGATATATAAGTAAAGATGGAGAGGTTTTTAATTATACTGAAAAATATATAGAGCAAAAAAGTGGTAAAGAAACTGTGATAAAAACTAAACTAATCGCTCAATAACTCTAAGTCTTCACACTCTTTTATATTTGTGAGTATTCTTACTTGTGTTTGTAGTATAACTGTATTATGTTTTAGTATTTTAAACCTTGTTGTTTCAACATATCATTCAGTTTTTCAGTAAAATTGATTATTTTTGCATTTTTTAAAATTTGTTTAGGAAACATAAAACTACCATTCGCACACTCAATCATAAGTTTGTCTTTTGTATTTCTAAATTTTGTTATCTTTTTAATATTGTATAAGTGTAAATTATCTACAATAATTTGAGGGGATTTTTTATTTCCTTTAGAAAAATCTGTCTTTTCAAAAGTATGAATTTCATTATCACTTTGTGTATATGGCTGTTGTAAAACTTTTTCATTATTATTACTTATAGAATTTCTATTATTTCTTAGACAATTTTTGTATTCAATTTCTGCATTTCTTCTATCTACTTGATATTGTAAAAAATTATCAATTTCCGCTGTATTTTCTTGTCCTTTTTTTAGATATGATTTTCTTTTTTTGCAATTATTATTTTGCATATAATTATTATCATGTTCTATATTCTGTTTTATCTCATCAATATCGTCTATCATATTTCTAAATTGACCATATTCATTAGCATCCATAGCAAACAAAGTAGTATATATTAGTATAAAAAATGAAATTTTTAACATTATTAAAATCCTTTACAAATCTGACATTATTTTAATAGCCCTTGCACATCTTAGCTCATCTTCTTTTACTATGATAGGCGTAAATCCGTCAGTATTTAGAGGATAGAGTGTAACTATGCCATCTTTACACATAAATTTTTTAAGTCCACTATCTCCATCATTTGTAGTGTAGTGTACAATGTTTCCATTTTCACACGGTGTTTCTTTATCGCAAATTACAATATCTCCATGAGCAATGCGTGGCAGCATACTATCGCCATCGGCAGTAACAGCATAAACACCATCACGAGCTAATTTATCAGGTACTGGGATATACTCTATAATATCATCGTAAGTTTGATTAGGAACTCCGCAACTTGCTATCCCTATAAGAGGGATTTGTTTAACTTTTATTGTATTAATATCGTGTAGATAGTCAGTTGATACATTAAAAAATTCAGCAATCTTTGGTATTAATGATGTAGGTATTTCTCTTTTTCCTTTTGCATATCTATTTACATTAGTTGGAGTTTCATTTAAAAACTCAGCTAATCTTCTTTGACCACCTCTGCCATAGTCTTCTAATAGTTTATTTAATTTTTGATACAGCATTGTACAATCCTTTAATTATAATTTTACCACATAGGAAATATCCATAAAGGTAACTTTATAAGCTTTATTTAATTACCATTTAGGTAATATTTGTTTATGAAAATTATTGATATTGAAAAAAAGACAAACTATTCATCTGCAAATATTATTAGATGGCTTAATAAATCAAGACCCATTAAACTAGAAACAGCTAGGGAAATTTCAAAAAAAATGAAAATTCCTATAACAATTTTTGAAGATGCAAATGTTCAAATCAAATATCTTGGTAAATCCTACCTACAAAAAGATGATACAAAAAATAAAAAGATAATGAAATAGTAAAGGATGATAACTTTGAATAACAAAAATAAGACAAAAGAAGAGCAGTTAAACATAAGACTAGCTCAATCAACT